GCGCGCCGTATTCCTTGGCCGGATCAACCAGCGTCCTGGCCGGCGGCGTCCACTCGGCGCGCAGATCCGGCGAGGCCAGACCCTGCAGCGCCAAAGCGTTGACGAACCAGCCGAAAACGGTCGAGCAAACGCGCGGGATGAACAGCGACCACTGCCACGCGTCGATGTTGCGGCCAAACTCGTGGGCTCCCATGCGTGCCGATGAGAAGTTGACTTCGCTCAGGTTCCCGGTCAGCGACTCGTAGGTGATACCGAGGCCGGCGGCGACGCGACGGAGGCAGGAATCGCGGAACTGCGGGTCCTCGGCATCAGGCGGCTGGCTGAACGTGATCGATTGCCCGGGGCGCAGCAGGTACATCAGGCCCGGTTCCATGTCCGGCAGGGTGTCCTCGAACTCGTCCTCCATGGATGCCGGATCATCGGAGGAGACAAACCCAGCGAACATATTGGCGATCTGCATGCGCTTGAGGCTGGCATCCTCGTAGATGTCCAGCTCGCGCAGCGTCATCAGCACCGGGGCGAGCCACGACACGCCGCGCTCCTGGCCCGGGCGATCCTTGCGATACAGGTGGATCACATCCGAGGCGGGCACGCGGGACGTGATGCTGGTCGCATAGCCGACAACGTCGGCGCCGGGGTGTTGTTTGTACAGGTGATAGGCGACGCGTCGGCCCAGCGGATCGAACTCGATGCCGCGGCGGATGGTGTTGCCGGGCTCGGGTGAGATGCCCAGCTGGTCGCCGAGGAGATCCGGCTCGATGACTTGCAGCTGCAGCGGCACCGGCAGGCCGTCTTCCACGCGTCGCGGTCGCAGCCGGATCAGGCATTCGCCCGATTCGACCAGCGAGCGGAACGCCAGCGCCTGGAGTCCGTAGAAATCGTGTGACCCGTCCGCATCGCAGGCGGTCGTCTCGGCCCAGGCGCGCCAGATGGCCTGGACTTTCTGCTTGCGGACCTTCGACGCGGCCTGCACCTGGCAGCGGATGCCGAAGCCGATGGCGTTGTTGACGATCGTCATCAGCGCCTTCGCGGCCCAGGGGTTGTTGCGGACCAGGTCGCGCGCGCGATTGCGAATCGCGGTCGGGTTGGTGATCGCGGCGGTGGCGTCGGTGCCTGGTGCATTCCAGCCCTGCACACGGCGGGCGGCGCTGCCGGCGTCGTACCGTCGCTTGCGGATCGGCGTGACGGTGTCAGTCATAGCCTTTCACCGCGTTGGGATACCAGCCACGGCCGCGCACGGTGGCCGGCACTTCGGTGCCCAGCTCGGCGCGCATCACGTCGCGCAGCTTCAGCAGGTCGCCGACGGATTGATACTGAACCATGCGGCCGTTGACCTCGACGCGCAGCGTGCCGGAGGCGATTGCCGCTTCGAGGTTGGCAAGTTGGTCGGAGGTGTAGGCCATGGTCCGGTATTACACGCGGACCGGGGCGCGCATTTACAGGGGGAAAATGCGCGTTTTTGGATTTTTTTTAGAGAGTCACAGCAAATGACTCGACCGGCGTGACCGGATACGGCGAACCTGCGAGCGGGAGACGCCGAGGCGGTCGGCGATGTCGGCCGACGAGAGTCCGCTGGCGGTGAGTCGGAGCACTTCGGCATTGCGGCGCGATTCGCAGCGGCGCGCCAGGTAGACTTCGCAGCCGCCGAACTGCCGGCGCCAGCGGTCGATGCACTCGTAGATCACCGGCAGCACGCCCAGTGCGCCGGCCCGCTCCATCTCGGACTGCAGCAGCGTCTCCAGTGCGTCGACCGGGTCGCTCATAGGATCGAACTCGACACCCGATGGCGCGCCGGTTTCGGCCGATCGGTCGCTGGCGCGGGCGCCGCCGGTCGCCCCTCGCTCGGTTCGAGCCCCGCGAACAGGTCGCCGGACTCGGGTTCCAGCTGCTCCGCGAGTTTCTGCCATTCGCGTGTGCGCCAGGCATGGGCGCGGAGGCTGGGGTGGTGCGTCGCCGCGAACGCATAGACCCAGGTGTCCAGCGCCTCGTTACGGCGCCCGCGGCGGATCTCCCAGCGGTTGCGCTCCGGGTTGAATACCTCGGCCGTCAGCATCCGGAAATACTCCTCGTCGAGGCCGCTCGGGAACCGCAGCGCGCGATCCTCCGGCGGGATCTCGCTGTCGCCCGACAGCCGGCCGAACAGATTGTGCTTGACGGTATCGACGCCCACCGTCCAGAGCTGCACGCCGTTGCGGATCACCCGCCCGCGGAAGTTGATGTCGAGATGGGCCGGCCGTCCGGACAACACCGGCTTGCTCGGGGTGTTGGCGCCCTTGATCGCCATGACCGTCAGCCCGTGTGGCGAATAGCCGCCGTCGCCGCGCGAGGCGCCGCGCACGTAGTTGTAGACCGCGTGGGTGTGGTGCCCGCCGCTGTCGATCGCCGCGCAGCGGATGCGGAGGTCGCGGCCGCGGGTGTTGGTGTAGGGTGTATGCAGGATCTCGGACAGGCGCATCCATAGCGGGTCTTGGTGCGGGTCGCCGGGTATCTCCAGATAGTCGATGATCCAGGCGCGGAGGCCTCGGCCCCAGCCGACGATCTGCACGGCCAGGCGGTCGTCCTGCGTGTCGATGCCGGCCGTCAGCAGCAGGCACCCGGACGGGATCATGCGGAGCTCCGGCGGCTCGACGCGGGCGGCCAGCGTGTGCGGCTTGATGTCGCGGCTGCGATCCTCCCAGGTCTCGCCGATGCTGGTGTTGACGAACCGCTTGAGCTTGGCCGGGTCGCCCTGCGCATCGAGCCAGCGCGCGACCAGTTCGTGCCAGGAGTAGCCGAGCCCGATCGGCGCGTAGAGGCCGGAGATGTGGTAGCCGCGGCGGGTCGGGTCGGCGTCCTGCCGCTGCGGCACCCATTCGCCGGCCGCCAGCATCGCGGGTTTGCTGTGCTCCTCGATCACGCAGCCGGAGGACTCGCAGACATACCAGACCTGGCGGAACGGCTTGTCCCATTGCAGGTTGTCCCACTTCAGCCACTGCATGGCGCCGCAGTGCGGGCATGGCACCATGTAGCGGCGCTGATCCGACTTCGAGTATTCCTCCTCGATGCGGGAGGCGTCCTTCATCGTCGGCGTCGAAATCAGCAGCACTTTCCGCATCGGGAAGGTCGCGGTCCGCTGATCGATCAGGCCCAGCGGGTCGCCTTCGTCGCCGACCTCCCACGGGAACCGGTCGACCTCGTCGCAGACCACGTACTGCATCGGCATCGAGGAGAGCGAGGCCGGCGAATTCGCGCCGGACAAAACCAGCATGCCGCCGGGAAAGTCCTTGATGTCCTTGCTGTTCGCGGCCGCGCGGCTGCGGAACGCATCGAACACCTCGGCGATCAGGGGTGTCTCCCGTAGCATCGGGTCCAGCCGCTGCATGACCCAGCGATTGAGCACGTCCAGGGTCGGGACGACGACCAGCATCGGGCCGGGTGTGTGGCTGATCGTGTAGCCGATCCAGTTGAGCGCCACCTCGGTGGCGCCGAGTTGCGTGGCTTTCATCACGGTGACGCGCTTGACGGGCGAACGGTCGGACAGGCAATCCATGATCTCGGCGAGGAAGGGCGTGCGGGTCGTCTTCCAGCGGCCGCGCTCGCTGGAGCCCTTAGCCGAGAGTTCGCGGTGAGCGTCGGCCCACTGCGAGACGGTTAGCGGCGCCTTCGGCCGGATCGCTTGCGCCAGCGAGCGGAGGAACAGCCGGTCGCCGCGCGGGCGGGTGGTCGGCGGTGGCGAGAGGATGGCGTTCATCGCCAGCCCCGCAGCGAGACCAGGATCAGCACGGCGATCCACACGACGAAGTAGCCGAGGATCATAAGGCCGGTTTTCATCAGCGTGGTTTGCCGTTGTGCAGCACGCACTTCAAGACGCTCTTGCCGCACCGCGGGCACTCCCACCAGACCATTGTGATCAGCCAAGGGTCGCCGTCTACGTTTGCCGAATAGGCCTTCCATTGGTGGCGTCCAAATAGACACGCCATCTTCCCGAGAAGATTGTTGATCATGGTCGTCTCAGTTGCGAATCGTCCAATAGCGACTCCGGCCGGAGCCGCATCTCCTGGCGCTCGAATTCTTCCGCCGTGGCCAGCAGCACGGCCTCGACCGCTTCCGTCAGCAGCGCGCGCACGCGGGCGACATCGGATTCCGCGGCGAGCTCCGGCGCCAGGCGCGGCGCGAGGTTTTCCAGTTGCTTGCGGAAGGTGATGCCGGCCGAGGTGACGCTGTGCCGGTAGTCGGACACCGGCACCAGTTCGCCGGTCGCAACCTCGTAGGCCTGGCGGGCGGCCAGGGCTAGGTATTTCTCCTTGACGGCGCGCGCCTGCTGGTAGGTCATCGCGGCGGCGTCGGATCGGGCGTCGGCGCGTGATTCGGGCGGGATGATCGGGGGCGGCGGTGCGGGCGATTCGTGAATCGCCCCTACGGCGGCGGCGGGCCGGTCGAGCTTGCTGCTGTGCGACGGGTTGGCCGTCTCGCGGATGCGCGCAAGCGTCGCGTCCTCGATCACCTTGCCGGCATCATCGAGCACCAGCCGACCCTGGTGCTTGAGATGCGTCACCCGCACCCGGCTGATGCCGTGCTTGCGGGCGAATTCGGCTTGGGAGAGGGCGGTCATGGCTAGGCCGCGGCCTGCGTCCCCGATTCGAGCGAGTCGAACAGATCCGGCATCGACATCTCACGCTCGGCCGCCTGGCAGTAAGCCACCGAGTCGAACCAGTAGCGTGGATTGAGCTCGACGCTGTAGCCCTTGCGGCCCAGCTTGATCGCGCGGAGCGGCACGGTGCCGAGTCCTCCGAACGGGTCCAGCACCAGCTCGCCCGGGTTCGTGAACTGCTCGATGCAGCGGTCGGCAATGTCCCACTGCATCGGACAGAGGTGCATCTCCCGGCCTTTCTGGCTGGCCGTGAGGTTCAGGCTCAGCATGCGCGCCACGTCGGACCAGACGTCCGGGTGCCAGCTCGGCGGCTGGAGCAGCATGAACGTGACCGGGAGGCGAGCCTTTACCTCCAGCACCTCGCCGATGTGCACGTGATGCTCGAAGTCGTAGACGTTCTCCAGGTTGAAATCCCTGAACAGTTTGAAGATCACGTCATGCGGCAGGCTTTCGATCTCGTCCGGCAGCATCAGCCGATTGCCGTTCGACCGGGTGAACGCATGCGCGTCGATCTGCCAGCGGCTGCGGGTGTAGCGGTGTTTCGACTTGACCACCGGATTGTCCGCGTAGCTGTTTTCCGCCGAGGTCGGCGGCTTGCGGAACAGCAGCAGGTATTCCGGCATGCCGACGCCCATCTTGCTGCCGTCCTTGCACTGCTCCGACCAGCCGAGCCGGTAGGTCT